GATCTGCGTAGTGAGGTTTTAAGTAAGTATAAACGTACGCCACAGGCATAATATTTATATGTACATAAAACCCCCATTATGGAAGAAAATTTAATTCATATAGTAATAGCCGCGATATCAGCATTCGGAAGTGTTGGAGCGTGGAGGTTTTATGAGACAAAAATTAGATTAAAATCTAGAAAAGAAAATAATCCACAACAAGCCAATGAAAACTTTATTGCGGATTTACAAGCACGTGTAGCAAAATTAGAATCTTTATTAATTGAATCATCTGAAGAAAAAGATGAAATGCGTGATATAATCACAGGATTATCCTCAGAGGTATCTGCTTTAAAGGTTAAAATTGATTACCTTGAAGAAGAAAATGCGTACCTTAAGGGAAGAAAATCGCGAAAATAGTTGGCTACACAGGAAGCCTTTCGTATATTTACAGGGTAAATTAATAATAAAGGTTATGAAATATTCAAGATTTGATCGACATGAAGTGTTTGAAATGAGTGATACGTCATTCGTATTAGATTGCATCAGAGAAATTGACAAGTACGATGATGATAATGGTGGAGCTGAGTTAGCTAATATGTTATACGGTTTGTTTGATGGTTATTTGTATGATAAAATTTATACATATGCATATGAGCATTTATCAATTGAGATGTATAATGAATTAGAAGAAAGATTAAAAAAAGTGCATTTAAGTTTGGCTGCCTAAAATGAATTTATTATATTTACACCTAATTTAAATGTTATATATATGAAGAAAGTAAAAGACGATTGGTCAACAAGAACAATCACAACTCCCGAAGGAATTACAATCACATTTTTCAACAACAAACTCCATAACTGGAATGGTCCTGCCATAAAGTACAATGATGGTAGTAAAAGAAAATCTGAATACTACTTATATGGTATCCAAAGAACCAGAGATGAATGGATGGAATTCAGAAGAGATCGTAATGGAGTTCCACCAGACAAAAATCCACAAGTACAATCAAGATTTTAATATATGCATGTAGTAATAGTTAGTGGTTACTTCAACCCTTTACATAAAGGACATTTAGAATTATTTGAACAAGCAAAAACCCAAGGTACTGAACTTTGGGTTATTGTAAATAATGATCACCAAAGGTCTTTAAAAGGTTCTAAAGAGTTTATGGATGAAAATGAGCGTTTAAAAATTGTTAGATCTTTAAAAATGGTAGATAAAGCGTTTTTATCTATAGATGAAGATAGTACACAATGTCTTACACTTAAAGCAATAGGAACTTTTCATTCACATGAATATGGGCTTGCTTTTGCAAATGGTGGAGATCAAGATAATAGTTCTATACCAGAAGCTGGGATATGCCAAGAATTAGGCATATCTTTAATTGATGGTTTAGGAGATAAAGTTCAAAGTAGTAGTTGGTTATTAAAATAATAAGTTATGAAAATAGGTTTATGTGGTACAATGAGTGTAGGTAAAACTACATTAGTTAATAGATTAAAGGAATTAAAACAATTTAAAGGTTATGAATTTGCTACTGAACGTAGTGAATATCTAATGAATCTAGGTATTCCATTGAATACTGATTCAACATTAAAAGGTCAAACAGTATTTTTAGCTGAGCGTGTTGCTGAATTAATGAAAGAAAATGTTATAACTGATAGAACTATATTAGATGTTATAGCATTTACTAATCTAGCTAAATCTATTGATATTAAAGATAAAGAATATTTTGAAGATTATGCTGGATTATTTGTAGGTGAATATGATTATATATTTTATGTTTCTCCTGAAGGTGTTGATATGGAAGATAATGGTATTAGAGAAACTAATTTAGAATATAGAGAAGCTATTGATACTGCTATTATTAGAGCAATGAACAAATATGGACATAGATGTGAAAATGTTAATATTATAAAGGGTTCAACAGTTGAGCGTATTGAGCAAATATTGGGAATAATTCAATTTTAAATATTTATAATAAAATATACTATCATGCAAGATAATTTTAGTATCCGTAATTGGAAAAATACAGTATTACACGAAGATGCCTTTAATGAAGGTACAGGTGAAGTAGATGTATATGGATATAGAACACAACATTTTGATATGTGCCCAGCTGCTACAACTTTATTTAAAAATATAATGGCGGGTCAATATACAGATGGTGTACCCTCAGCTAGAGAAGAAGCATCAATTATAGCAATGGCTAAATTACATGATGCTCTATTTAACATGGAGAAAAAAGCTCTAGGATATGGTGAAGTAGATATTTCATATCTAGAACAAGCCGAAAGGTTAGAAAAAGAAATTTATGCTCAAGCTTCCCTGTTAGGGTTAGAAGATGAAGTTAAAGTTTATATTCCGGGCCACATTGATAAAATTGCTAATGTTGCAGGTAACCCCGAAGATGCACTTGGTGAACAAGACGAGCTAGAAGCAGACGATATTGAACTAGAAATCCCAGGCGACGAAAGCACAGCTACAGTAGATAAAACTGTACAAGCTAAAGCATCTAAACAAGATAAAATAATCAAAGATTTTCAACGACTTCAAGATCAAATGAAAACACATCTTGAGCTTTATAAAACATCTGAATCACCTGCTAATAAAGAAACTGCAAAAAACATGCTTAAAAAATTAACTCCTGAATTTCAGGCAGCTAAAAAAGCATATGAAAAATTGAAAGGTGTCGAAATCTAGTATACTAAATATAATTTTAGCAGTTGTAATTATTTCACTGCTATATGTAGTATTTTTTACAGAAGATGAGGATTATACCCAAGGATATAATGCTAAAATAGAAGCGTTAGAAAGAAAAGTAGATTCTCTTCATCAAAAGAATACTGCTTTAGAACTTGAAGCAGATTCATTAGAATTTGCTATCGAGGAATCGGATAAGAAAATTAAACAATTAAATACCAGAATTTATGTTATCAAGAAAGAAACAAAAGCTCAACTTGATGCTGTTGATCTTTTCGGTGATGATGAGCTGGAACAGTTTTTCGCAAAGCGTTACAGACAGCACACAGATTCAATTAACTAAGCCAGTAGCTAAGTTAGTAATAAAGGATCTAATTCAATTTGATGGTCTATCTCAAGAAATGGAGACTATGCAAATAATCCTTACAGAAACTAATGATAAACTAAACACCCAAGGTGAATTAGTTGCAAATCTAAAAACACAGGTTTTAAATTATCAATCTATTATTGAAGAAAAAGATCAACAATTTTCAACCCAACAAGAATTAAGTAAAAGGTTACAACAAGACCTTAAAAAACAAAAAATTCGAACTAAATTAATGGGTGGTGCTGGTATTGTTGTAGCTATAGCGGCCGCTGCTCTGATCAATTAAATGGCCGAGAATTTAAAAAGTATAATAAAACAAGAATTTATAAAATGTGCCAAAGACCCGGTATATTTTATGAAAAAATACTATACTATTCAACACCCACAACGGGGTAGAATTAAATTCAATTTATATCCTTTCCAAGAAAAAGTCCTCATGCACATGTATAAAGAGGACTATATTGTTATCAATAAATCCAGACAGTTAGGTATATCAACATTATGTTCTGCATATGCTTTGTGGATGATGTTGTTTCAAAAAGATAGAAACGTACTGTGTATTGCAACTAAGCAAGAAACAGCCAAAAACATGGTAACCAAGGTACGATTTGCCTATGATCAACTACCACAATGGCTAAGGATAAAAACAGTAGAACACAATAAACTATCACTACGTCTAGCAAACGGATCACAAATTAAAGCTACAGCAGCAAGTTCAGATGCTGGACGATCAGAAGCAGTATCTTTGCTACTAATTGATGAGGCAGCATTTATTGATGGGATTGATGAGATATTTGCCTCGGCTCAACAAACACTAGCTACTGGGGGTGGATGTATCGCGTTATCTACACCTTATGGTACCGGTAACTGGTTCCATTCTACATGGGTTAAAGCAGAAGCAAGAGAAAATACATTTTTACCAATTAGACTACCATGGACTGTACATCCAGAGCGTGGTCAAGAATGGAGAGATGAACAAGACGTTATATTAGGACCTAGAATGGCAGCACAGGAATGTGACTGTGATTTTAGTACTTCAGGTGATACAGTAATTGAACCTGATATATTAAACTTTTATGAAAAAACCCATATACAAGAGCCAGTTGAACGTAGAGGAATGGATGGTAATTTATGGGTATGGCAAATACCAGATTACTCTAGAGATTATATGGTAGTAGCTGATGTTGCTCGTGGTGATGGAAATGACTATTCTGCATTTCATGTATTTGATATAGAAGAAGCCACACAAGTTGCTGAATATAAGGCACAAATTCAAACCAAAGATTATGGTAATTTATTATATTCCATAGCTACAGAATATAATGATGCCTTATTAGTAGTAGAAAATGCTAATATAGGATGGGCTGTAATACAACAATTAATAGATAGAGGATATAGAAATTTATACTATTCACCTAAAATGGATGTATCAATGACTAATGCTGATCAATATCTTAGCAGGTATGAAAATGGTCAAGGTATGGTCCCTGGATTTACTACATCAATGAAGACGAGACCACTTGTAGTCTCCAAATTAGTTTCGTATCTTCACGAAAAATCCGTTACAATTCGTTCAAAACGTTTATTAGAAGAATTTAGAACGTTTATATGGAAAAATGGTAAGGCACAAGCCTTATCAGGATACAATGATGATTTAACTATGGCATTTGGTATATCTATGTTTTTAAGAGATACAGCACTACACTTTAGACAACAAGGTGTAGATATGGCACGTGCTTCATTAGGAGGGATACACTCTACTAATTATAAAGCACCTAACATTTATCAAGGTGGTAATCAAATGAAAAACCCATATCAAATGGAAAACCCCTATGGTGATAAGGAAGATATTTCCTGGTTATTAGGGTAATTAATATTTATTATATATACTAAACATGGCAGATACTTCATTATTCGGTAGATTAAGACGATTATTCTCTACAGACGTTGTAATTAGAAACGTTGGAGGTAATCAACTTAAAGTGACTGATTCAAACCAGATTCAATCACTAGGCCAACTGCAAACTAATTCATTATTTGATAGATTTAACAAATTATACAGCACAGTAGGTGGTGTAAATTATGTTACTCAACAACAAACTAATTTCCCATCTACAAGAATTCAGTTATATACTGATTACGAAGCGATGGATACAGATGCTATTGTAGCTTCTGCTCTAGATATTGTAGCTGATGAAGCTACTTTACGTAATGATATGAGCGAAGTATTACAAATTCGTTCATCAGACGAAACAGTACAAAAAATCTTATATAACCTATTTTATGATGTTTTAAATATCGAATTCAACTTATGGAGTTGGACACGTAACATGATTAAGTATGGTGATTTTTATTTAAAATTAGAAATATCTGAAAAATTTGGTGTATATAATGTTGTACCATTTTCATCTTACACTATTTTAAGATTAGAAGGTACAGATCCACAAAACCCTTCTGATGTAAAATTCAAATACGATCCAAGTTATTCGGTATCTGAAAATGCTTTAGGATTTCAACAAATAAACCCATCAGTAGGTGTAAATACTGGTAATGAAGTTATATTTGATAATTATGAAATGGCACACTTCCGCCTATTATCAGACTTTAACTACCTTCCTTACGGAAGATCATACTTAGAACCAGCGCGTAAAATATGGAAACAAATGACATTGATGGAAGACGCAATGCTTATCCATAGAATTGTGAGAGCGCCTGAAAAACGTACTTTCTTCGTGAATGTTGGAAATATCCCACCAAATGAAGTTGAAACATACATGCAACGTATGATCAACAAAATGAAGAAAACACCTTATGTTGATCCACAAACAGGTGATTACAACTTAAAGTTCAATATGCAAAACATCCTAGAGGATTTCTATATTCCTGTAAGAGGTGGAGATGCAACTACTAGAATTGAAACTACAAAAGGTCTAGATTACGCTGCTATTGAAGACGTAACATATCTAAGAGATAAATTATTCTCAGCTCTTAAAGTACCAAAAGCTTACTTAGGATACGAAGGTGATCTAGAAGGTAAAGCAACATTAGCGGCTGAAGATATTCGTTTTGCTAGAACAGTAGAACGTATTCAAAGAATATTGATCTCTGAATTAACAAAAATTGCTCTTGTACATTTATATTCACAAGGATATGATGGTGCTGCATTAACAAACTTTGAATTATCATTAACTACTCCTTCTATCATATACGATCAAGAAAGAATAGCGTTATTGAAAGAAAAAGTAGATTTAGCTGCTCAAATGCAGGAAACTAAATTAATGCCAACTGATTGGATATATGATAATATTTTCCACTTTAGTGAAGATCAATATCAAGAATATAGAGATCTAATTATTGAGGATCAGAAAAGAACTTTCCGTCAAGCACAAATTGCTGAAGAAGGAAATGATCCTGCTGAATCCGGCGAAGCGTATGGTACACCACATGCATTGGCTTCATTATATGGAGCAGGTAGATATCCAGGAAGTAAGGGTGTCCCATCAGGATATAGTATAAATGATCCAGAATATCCAGAAGGAGCTCTTGGTAGACCAAATGAAAAAGCCTCGGATTATGGTACACAAGATAGTAACTTAGGAAGAGATACATTAGGTAAAGATAGAATGAAAGCCCAATCTGGAGAAGAAGACAAACCAGGATTATCTAATACAGGATTAGCAGTAGAAAATTTAAGTACCAAAGCAGTTTATGCTAAAAATCATAAAATGTTAGAGGGAATGTTTCCTAAGCAAAAGGTATCACTTTTTGAAGGTGAAAAGTTATTAGATGAAGATCAAATCCGCGAGGAAGTTAAGTAATTTCAATATTTATAACTAGTAGCGCACTACTTATGAAAATAAAACATAATAAATACAAGAACACTGGTATCTTGTTCGAACTGCTAGTACGTAAAATTACTGCAGACACACTCTCCAGTGGTAATTCTAAAGCGGCCACTTTAGTAAAAAAATATTTTACTAAAAGTGAACTTGCCAATGAAAATAAACTTTATCAAACGATAAACCAATCCATATCCTTATCAGAAGGTAAAGCTGAATCTGTACTATCTACAGTACTAGATTTATCTAGAAAATTAGATAAGGAAGCCCTATCAAAAGAAAAATACAATCTAATTCGCGAAATTAAAGAAAATTTCGACATGAATGATTTCTTTGGGGCTAAAATAAAAAATTATAAGCTATTAGCTTCAACATATGTTCTATTAGAATCACATACTAATAAAAAATTCGCTAACCCCGAATCAATTATTACATCTAAAATTACTATCTTAGAACATATCACTTCTAACCCAAGCACTAAAATGTCTTTATCACCATTAGTAGAAGAACTAATGTCTTTAGATAAAGGTACACGTGCTCTTACATATAAAATTATGCTTGAAAAGTATAATGAAAAGTTTGATGGGTTATCTCAAGATCAAAAAGAAGTATTAAAAGAATACATAAATAGTGCTACGGATGCTCCTAAGCTTAAAGAATTTTTGAATTCTAAGTTCAAGAGTATATCTACTACGCTGAAAGAAAACGTAGATAAAATAGAGGAGCCGGCACTAAAAATTAAAATCCAAGAAGTTATAAATTTAATTGAACCTATTCTAGAGACTAGAAAGTTAAAAGATGATCACTTAGTTGCGCTACTACAGTACCTCGAACTTTCTAAAGAAATAGAAACAGTATGAAATTAAAAGTAAAAGGATTAAAGAAGGAAATGAGCACCACTGG